TGGGCTTGCCGTTCAAGCTCGCGCACAACACCGTGCTTGCGGCATACAAGGACAATACGCTAGAAACCACGGATCCGGGTGTGACGACCAGCGCGACGCATGTGGAGAACAACACGGTAGACCTGAACAACGCCTTAAACAGCAAGGTGGTAGACGTGTATTTGATCGTGTAGGAGGCGGTCGCAGTGATTCTCACGGCGCAAGAGGTGGCGGACCTGCTTGACTACACATCTGTTGACGAAGTGCCTCCAAAGGTTATGTCGGTTCTCGTGCCGGCCATCGGGCAGTTTCTGTTTGATTCGACTGGCAAGGACTGGGTGACGTTGACTGATGTGTACACACAGATCGATCCGACGGCGAAGATGGCAGCGGGTGTGCTGCTCGTGCGCTGGTTCGAGAATCCTGCGCAGATTGGCATGGGCAATACCGCAGTCATGCGGGATTCCGGGTTCTCTAGCCTCATTGGTCAGCTCGCGGCGAGGGCAGCATTGGAGCGACAGGCAGGTGATGCGTAATGCTCGCAGGCAGGCTCCGCCACAAAGTGACAATTCAACGTAAAGTCAGTACAAAAAACGAGTGGAACGAGCCGGTTGTTGAGTGGAAAGATGTCACAACTGTCTGGGCGAGCGTTGAGCCGATCCGCGGGCGGGAGTTCTGGGCCAGCCGACAGGTGCAGTCAGAGGTGACGCACCGGGTACGTATTCGGTGCTTGCCGGGGCTGGATCCAACTATGCGGATCGTGTTCAAGGATCGGGAGTTCAACATCGAAGCCATTCGTAACATCGAAGAGCGCAATGCCGAGATGGAGATCTTGGTGACCGAGAAGGTGGAGACGCCATGATCGACCTTAAGTTCTCCTTCGACGGCGACAAGAAACTAATCGAAAACCTCAAGAAGATCAGCCGTACTGCTTCTGGCAGAGCGTTGAGGCAGGCAGCGAAGCAAGGTGCAGAGATCATCGTCCAGGAGGCCAAGCGCAGAGCGCCGGTGGACACTGGCACGCTGCGGAAGTCCATTCGCTCCAAGTTCGGCAAGCGCAGCTCCGATAGTGTAACCGTTGAGATCGGGCCGAGCAGCAAGGCATATTACGGCTACTTTGTCGAGTTCGGCACTTCCAGGATGGCAGCACAACCGTTTCTCCGGCCAGCTATCGACGAGCATAAACAGCGGGCCGCTGAGGAGACGAAGCAAGCCATGGTTGAGGCGGTACTCGGGGAGGTGAGACGCGCTGGACATTGAGCAGGCATTGGTAAACCACATTCTAGCTGACACAGCCATCAAGGCAGTGATCAACGACCGCCTGTTTCCGCTGGCAATTCCGCAGGAAGAGAATATCCCGGCTATCGTCTACCAACGGATCAGCTCGCCGCGGACACTCACCCTCTCGGGAGACAGTGTAAACAACCCTAGGATTCAACTCTCCTGCTACGGAGCGAGCTACGGGACGGCGAAACAGTTGGCGATACTGTTGTATCAGTCGTTGGACTGTTTCCGGGGCGCTCTCGGGAACAAGGTCAAAGCGACGCTGCTGATGGACGACAGTCGGGACGGCTTCGATCACGAGACGAAGCGATACCGATCAGATGTGGATTTTTTCATCATGCATACGAAACCCAAAGGAGGATGAGCATATGTCTGGTATGTGGGGCATTGGGTCCAAGTTCCAAAGGAAAAACGGGGCATCATGGGACGACATCGGTAACATCACGAGCATAGGAGCACCTGACTCTACGATGGACTTCCAGGATGCGACAACGCTAGACTCGCCGCAGGGCAGGGAAGAAGTCACGCCTACCATTTTGCGAAACGGCGAGGGGACCATCAATTTCAATTTCGACCCGGACGACACCGACCAAAAGAGCTTTCGCACGGACATGGCAACCAGAACAAAGCGCGACTACCGGATCGTGTTCCCCGACGAGAACTTCTTTCAGTTCTCGGCTTATGTTGGCGGGTTCCAGATTGGTGAGATTACTCCAGACGGCCTACTGACTGCAACTGTGACTCTCAGGGCAACCGGAGCGCCTGGATTCAGCTCTGACGCACGGCTAGCGAGCCTGGTGATTGAGGGTGTAGTTCTGACACCGGCATTCGATGCTGATCTGACGACATACATGGCTGCTACCTCTGACGAGACCAACACCATCACCGCGGTCGCCGAGGATGACAAAGCCACTATCGCCATCAAGCTCAACGACGTCGACCACACGAACGGCGATCCTGCGACGTGGGCAACCGGTACGAATACGGTCATTATCACGGTGACAAACGGCGAGCATTCCAAGACCTATGTTGTGGTCGTGACCAAGCCAGGCGAGTAAGCGCGAAGGAATGCTGCGAAGGGATGCAATGAGGGGCAGGGCAACCTGCCCTTCTATAATTAGGGGGGGGTATTCATGACTCTGAACAGGGAAGCGATTCTACAGGCCGACGACATCGAGGTCAGAGAGCTGGAGGTCCCAGAGTGGGGCGGCTCCGTATATGTGCGAGGCATGACTGGCCGGGAGAGGGACCAGTTTGAGGCCGGCATCGTGAAGCAGAAAGGGCGCAACACCGAGATCAACATGAAGAACGCCAGGGCCAAGCTCGTCGTACTCTGCACGGTTGACGAGAACGGCAAGCGGATCTTCGGCGATGCCGACATTGCGTTGCTCGCTGACAAGAGCGCCAAGGCGCTCGATCGGATCTTCTCTGTGGCCCAGGAGCTCAGTGGCATTAGCAAGGATGATATGGAGGAGCTAACAAAAAACTCCGACGAAACGAGTTCCGGCGACTCGTTTTCCGACTAGCGATCTTTTTGGGCATGTCGCCTGGCGAGGTGCTGGACAAGCACTCTAGCAGAGAGCTGTCCGAGTGGGCGGCGTATCTGCAGATAGAGCCGCAGGGCGAGGAGAGGGCAGATTTGAGAGCTGGCATCGTAGCCAGTACTATTGCGAACGCCAATCGCAAGAAGGGCACCAAGGCGTTCAAACCAAGCGATTTCATGCCCAAGTTCGACAAGGAAGAGCAGACACCTGAACAGCAGAAGGCCGCTGCCGAGGCGTTGGCACTAGCCTTTGGCGGCAAGAAAGGCAAGTTATCAGAGACAAGTGATGGGGGAGCCTAGCGGCTCCCTTTTCTTGTGGTGGGGGTGTGGCGAGTGGCGACAGTTGCGTCTTTGGTAGTCGACCTAACAGCGAATACAGCCAGATTCCATCGCAACATGACCCAGGCACAGAGGACGATGCAGCAACTTCGTCGCACCGCCATGTCCGTCACTCGTACTCTGGATGACGTTGCGAGTGTCGGCAAGAAAGCCGCAGTCGGGCTGGCTGCCATAGCCGCCGCTGCCACCGGTGTGCTCCAGACTACCGCCACGTTTGAGAAAAGCATGATGCGCGTCAAGGCGGTTAGCCAGGCCAGCGTCGCTGAGTATAAGGCGATGGAAAAGGCAGCCCTCGACATGGCCAAGGCGACTCAGTATACCGCCCAGCAAGTCGCAGAAGGCATGGGTTACATGGCGATGGCCGGTTTCAAGAGCAACGAGATCATCGGCGCCATGCCCACGGTTCTGCGATTAGCCACAGCCGGTATGATGGACCTTGCTACCTCTGCGGACATCGTGACCAACATCTTGACTGGCTACGGTCTAGCGGTCGAGGATCTCGGATCGGCAACTGACGTGCTCGTTTCGGCCATGACCGGCGCAAACGTCGACCTGGAGATGCTTGGTGAGTCTTTCAAATACGTCGGTCCGGTTGCCAAGGGCGCAGGTGTGTCGTTCGAGGTTACTGCTGCGGCTATTGCGCTGTTGGGTAACGCAGGTATACAGGGCAGCATGGCAGGAACTTCCCTGCGGCAAGCCCTAAGTAGACTTCTCAATCCCACCAAGGCCGTCCAGGACCGGCTTAGGAAACTCGGCGTGCAGACCAAGACAGCGACTGGGGAGCTGCTCCCGTTCGAGAACATCATCGCACAGCTCGAGGAGTCGGGCGCAACTGCAGCCGACATGATGGAGCTATTCGGGGATCGTGCTGGCCCCGCGATGACTGCGCTTGTCAACCAAGGTTCTGCCGCGCTTGCGACGTTTATCGACCGACTGAAAGAGTCCGGCGGGATCGCCGAGCGGATCGAACGCGAGCAACTCAATACTCTCGGCGGCCAGTGGGATATCCTCAAGTCGCAGATCCAGGGTGTGGCTATAACTCTCGGCCAGGACCTGATGCCCTACGCCCGCACCTTCATCTATAGTGGGCAGCAGATAGTTGGCCTGTTTGACAACCTCGACGAGTCGCAGCGTATGCAGATCATCAAGTGGGCTGCACTCGGTGCGGCCATCCTAGGCATTGTCACGGTATTCGGCGTTGTGGCGATGGCCATCAGCGCGTTCATCAAAGGCATGGTGCTGTTCGGTTCCGTTGTGGCACTCTTGACAAGTCCCATGGTCATCGCACTGACATTGATTGCTCTAGCCATCGCGGGACTGAAAGCCGCGTGGGACAACGACTGGGGTAGCATCAGAACCAAGACCGAGGAGATCGCCGATGCGATCCTGGAGAAATGGGATGCGCTGGTCAAATGGTGGGATGAAAGCGACTTTGGTAAGGCGATTAGAGAGGCTTGGGACAGGATCAAGGCGGTTTGGCAGAGTGATGAGCTGACGCTGGGGCAAAAGGTGATTGAGACGGTTTCCATCGTGGCAAACACCATCGCCGACCTCGTGCCCTGCATCAGGCAGATATGGGACACCTGGAAAGACGAGGATCTCAGTTTTGGTCAGAAGGTTCTCAAGACCGTTACCATCGTCGCTTCTAGTGTCGCCGGGTTGATTGAGTCGATCATGGCTTGGTGGACCGGTACGGCATTAAATCTCGTCGAACGAGGGGCGACCCTGCTTGGTTTGGATCCCGACGACCTTTGGATCGTGCAGTTTCTGCGCGGCCTGAACGCCATCTGGGAGGATTCCGAACTGTCGTTTGGCCAGAAAATTGTTGAGACGATTAGACTCATACCTGGAGGTCAGTCACTGATCGACTTTGTACAGAGCATCGTTGATGTGTGGAGAGACGAGGAACTTACTCTACCGCAGAAGATTGTCGAGACCGTGAAGCTGGTGGCTACGGGTGTGACCGATCTCATAGAGTCCATCATGAGTTGGTGGACTGGTGCGGCGATAACGCTCACTAGAAAAGTCGCGACCATACTTGGTCTTGACCCTGACACGCTTTGGATCGTGGGTTTCCTCGAATCCCTTAATGCTATTTGGAATGACGAGGAACTGACGTTTGGGCAGAAGATAGTTAAGTCTATTGAACTCATACCTGGCGGCCAGTCACTGATCGACTTTGTGAACAGCATCGGAGATGTCTGGGAAAACGAGGAGCTGACTCTGTCGCAGAAGGTTGTCGAGACGGTCAAGCTGATCGTTGGTGGCGTGACTGATCTCGTCGAGTCCATTATCAAGTGGTGGATCAATGCATCCGTAACACTGGCTGAGAAAGTCGTTACGCTGCTCGGCCTCAATCCCGAGGAAAACGCGCTCGTCGGATTTCTCCGCAAGCTCCAGGACATCTGGAATGACGAGGAGTTGGCATTTGGGCCGAAGATCGTTGAGACCATTGCAC